TAAGTACATTGTTTTGTGGACTAATAGTTGACATGTATCACCTATGGGTTTGTATCGTAAAAGGCACTTCCATTGTACTTTACAACGTCACCATTTACATAGCGATTGTCTTGTTCTGTCATCATCACAGTATCACTAGCATCTCGGTTGTAGCCAGCAACATCTGGGGTGTTAATTTGTTTATCGTAGGCAATTGATGCCTGCATTCTTTGCATAAAGTTTGCTGCGTGAATACCAGCATTGTTTTCCTGGCGAGCTTCAGCAACCGCCATGCAACTAGCAAGTATTGTTTCCGCATGAGCTTCACCACCAAGAGGGTAAGGATTACCCGTAGTAAGCTTATTCGGCAATGCATGGTATTTATACGAAACTGTATAGCCTTGATCTGGTGTAGGCCAAAGCATTAATTGAAACCTTTGACCGTTCGATCCGTCACTACTTATTGGCCTGATTGCCATAAAGCGAGGGTCCGACTGTTCGCTCCCACTGTCTCTTTGTCGAAGCAATCTTATCCTGGCTTCTCCAGTTGTTTCAATTGGACTCCAACGATCATCGCTAGTGGCGTATGTTGCCACTCCTATCATGCCGCCAAAGTTTGCTGAGAGAGAATAATCTTTTGTTCCGGCAACAGTTGTGAGCGTTGTTACAGGTTCCATGAACGACCATTTATGGCCTTTAGGAGCAAGTCCTCCTGGCGATGGATGGTAGAATTGACGAAGCCCAGAATTAATAATATCATCTATCTGTGACAACTCGTCAGCACTCCAATTGCTAGAAGTGCGTTCTCCGAGCCAATACCAGCCGACTTCCTTCCTCAGGTCAGTCAATGATAGAGACAGCGTTGACTCTGTGCTGGTATCAGCCGGAGAACCAATTGTCTTTATCGTAAACTGGACCGGAACAGCTGATGTGTGGGTAAACAACAACCCTACTACAGCTGCGGTCATTTCTGCCGCAGTTAAATTAACTGAGTATTGACCGTTCCCTTCTTCTGCAATGGAACCTGCAATGGAAGCCTGTGTTCCACCGTCTTTTGTAATGAATTTACCTATGCCTGAAGCAGCCCCTGTTAGGGCTGCTCCGGTAGTCTTATTGACTAATCCAAAAGTAAATCCAGTTACAGCTTCATTGCGTACAAAGCTCATGAACTAGCCTTTTTTCTGGTTGTTGTTTTGGGTGCTGTTTGCTTAACGCCGCAAACTATTGCAATTTGAACTGCAAAAGGAAGCGGGCCATTTTGTTTTTTGTGGTAGAGATTGTGCGCCTTATCAATAGCAAGCTTTTGTGCTTCCGTAAGCCCACCAGTCGCTTCTTCTATTTCTTCTCTAAAGTTTTCCATATTCCCCTCCTAAAAAACTGGGGGAGAAGGAAGGAAGGAGCCTTCTCCCCCAGCGACGAAAAACAGAAGACGACTAATTGTCGATCTGCTCTACCTGATAACAAGCAAGCCAATCTACTGAACCGACTGATTGTGTAGTCCCTGCGGAACGCACAACAACAGAAGGTGTCATAGGGTTGGTTTGAGCAATGTTGGTTGTGATTTTGTCTCCAGCGACACCATTCACATATGGTGTAATTGAACTCACACCATCAACAACAAAGCCTAACTTCACGTATGTTCCATCAACAAAGGTATGGGCAGTCCCACCGGCTGTGGGAGTACCATCATTCTCAGTTACCAAAATTGCTAACAAGTCAGCAGTGATGGACTGAATACCGATGTAGTCAGGAGAAGCATTAGCGCTTGAAGCAAGGATTTCAGTATTGGTTTTCGATAGACCTAAGAAGAAGTCGAATGTCCCAGTACCAATAGTGGTAAGTTTCAAACGAGCTTCAAAGTAAATCTTGCTGTTGGCATTTGGGAGGAACGAATCCGCCGCAGTTGCACCACCATACTGAATCTGAACCCCTTGGTGATTAGTGGCAGCACCACTATCCATTGTTAGGACGCCACCTTTGGCATCGGCTAATAAAGCCGTTCCAGATGTAGCGTTGCTAACTATCCAAGGCCCTTCGTCGTTAAACGAAAGGTAATCATCAATAAATCCAAAACCTTCGTCAATAGCGCCAGAATTAATCTGGGCTAATGGAGTCTGGCTCCAGATGTTGGCCGACAGTCCTCTTAGAAGTTTGCCAGCACCACGTTGTGGTTTTAAGTAAAGGTCTCCCATTTGGGTTACCTCCTTTCAACTAAAATTACGCTTTGTACAAGACGAAGAGTTTACGACGGTTGTAACATACGAAGTTACCCCAAGTATCCATATGTACTTCTCGCACAGTGTGCTGACGCGCTGCCTGCTGTGGAGCATGGCGGAGCATCTTACGACCCTTGCGGAAGAAGAACTTGAACACTCGGAGATTTACTCCGTAAAACGGATCGCTGGAATCATTGTTCTGCAGATAAGGAACCCACACAACAGGATTACCCTTGATGACTACAGATCCAGCATATTTGCTAAGATCAGCACCAAGGTTGTCATTACGACTTTCCAACAATTTCTCTAGGTCTGCCAGAGTGTTGTAAGTAGTAAAGAACATCCAGTCAGAATCTCCCTTGCCACCAGCAAGTTCTGCGAACTGCTTAGGAGCCTGGAAGTGAGTAAACTCACAAGCTTTTCGGATCTTGGCAACAAGATCGTCACGACTTGCAGAAGTATAATTACCTGACCAGTTTTTCCAGTTTGCTACATCAGCAACTTTAATACCACCAGCACCATTGGTGAATCCACTTGGATCTCCACCAGTGAAACCACCGGCAGGGGTAGTTGCCGACTTCTGAATCCAGAAAGGAATACCAGAAGGCAAGCGAGGAGACTGGGTAGATGACGAAGGAGCACTCCAAAGAGCCTCTTCCATCAATTCAAACCAATCGTTATACATAGAATGCTCACGCACTTCTACTTCACGAATGATCGTTTCTCGGTCAGATTGAAAAACGTCTTCATCTACATCGTAGCTAAAATTGACCGTACTTTTAGTCCACTGCTGCTTAGCTTCAGTGGTTAGGTCTTTTACGCTAGTAGTGTCAACGGAATAAAGTTCACTAAACTTGGCAGTCCCAGTGTTAGCTGTTTGGACTTTCCAGTTAAGTTGTACGCCGCCCTTTTCGGGGTCGGCTGCTTTGCCATTTAAGAACTTGGACGCAAAAATGTGGTGTTGTAAATCTAGTGAAAGGTCAACCCACTTTCGCTTCTTGAAGTTGTCCAAGGTCAAATTGACAAAATCGTCTAATTGATCTGGTAGCAATGGCATATTGCTCACTCCTTATAAAGTTTCATCACATATCACCATTTTCCCTTAAGAAACCGTCAAAGGCTTCTTTGAGAATAGGATCATTAATCGGATCGTCGGTTGGAGCTGGAGAAGCCTTTCTAGTAGCTGAGCCACCACCAAGTTTTCTTTTTGCTGCTTTCCGCAATCTGTCATTTGTTCTGCGACGGTTTAACGAATCTATTTCATTGCCAAATAAGGCACGGTATGATTGTTCGACAAGTTGCTTGTATCCAGGTGTCTGCTGTCCTGACTGCTGATAACCAGTAGCTAGAACAGTCATTTGATCAAACAGAGAAGACATATTTGCTGCCTCCGCACTGTTTGGATCAAGATCCTGAAAAGGCTTATCGCCAAACAAGTTTTTGTGTTTAAGATCTTTAACTGCATTGTTAAATTGATCTAACTGCCCTTGAGCCATCGACTGTGACTGCTCTCGGTAAGCTTGATCAACAAACTGTTGCTGATAATTAATTTGTTGGCGAAGTTGATCAACCTGTCCATTGAAAGAACCGACAATATTGCCAGCTAAACCATCAATAGCAGATCGAAGACCTTCGTCATAATCATCACCAAGTTGGACCCTAAACTGATCAGCAATTTCTTGGACTGTAGGGACATTATCACCTTGAGTACCTTGACCCTGCTGTTGTGCGTATTGTTGACTGTAAGCCTGTTGGTACTGTTGTTCCCCCAGGATAAACTGATCTACGACACGACTTAATGCTTCTTGGCTTGAAAAATCATCTGTATTGAGACCGTAGTACTCTGCAGCTTGACGTAACTCCCCAGAAACGGTGGGTTCGGGAGTGGAACTTTCAACACTCTCGTTATCTATATCTTGGACTGTTTCTTCACTTGTTTCAACGAAATTATCCTCAGAATCTATTTCAATTCCTCGTTCTTCGTTAATTTCATCAATAACAGCAAGATCAGAATCTGTTAATTCGACTTCTTCGCCTTCTTGTTCTTCGCTCATTTATGCTTCCTCAATCACTATATCCACCATCACGGTCACGTAAACCACGATGTTTTAAGTACTTAGCCCGTTCTCTACGAGAACTAAAAACAGCCGTACCATCCTTTTTGAAGTCAACGCCAGTAAAGCCATGCTTTTTAGCGTCTCCTCTAAATTCTTCAACTTGATTGCTATGAACAGCAGCGGCCACACTAGACAATCCAGTA